TAAGGGTGGTGATAATTTCAAAGACTTATATAATAATTCTGATGTAACTAAACGTAATCGTAACGGACAAACTAAATCAGGATTATATTCTTTGTTTATACCAATGGAATGGAACTACGAAGGTTTCATTGACGAATATGGACAACCTGTATTTAATACTCCTATTAAACCATCTGTTGATCCGCAAGGTATAGAAATAGATTATGGTGTAATTGATCATTGGGACAATGAGGCTGAAGGTTTAAAAGATGATCAAGATGCTTTAAATGAATTTTATCGTCAGTTTCCTAGAACTGAAGAGCACGCTTTTAGAGATGAAACAAAAAATAGTTTGTTTAATCTTATAAAAATATACGAGCAAATAGATTATAACGAGGATAATAAAAACTCATCAGTAACAACTGTTGGTAATTTTCAATGGTTGAACGGTAAAAAAGATACTTTAGTTACTTTTAATCCAGATCCTAATGGTAGATTTAATATAAGTTGGGTGCCAGGAGGTAAATTACAAAATAACGTTATTTTAAAAAATGGCGTACGATATCCAGGTAACGAGCACATGGGAGCATTTGGTTGTGACTCATATGATATATCTGGAACAGTAGACAAACGAGGTTCAAAAGGCGCATTGCATGGGCTAACTAAGTTTTCAATGGAAGACGCTCCAGCAAATACTTTTTTCCTTGAATATATAGCAAGGCCACAAACAGCTGAGATATTTTTTGAAGATGTTTTAATGGCATTAGTTTTTTATGGCATGCCTTTACTTGCAGAAAACAACAAACCAAGATTATTATATTATTTAAGAAGAAGAGGTTATAGAGGCTTTAGCATGAACAGACCAGACAAAGTTTGGAATAAACTATCGGTGGCAGAAAAAGAAGTAGGTGGTATACCTAACTCTAGTGAAGATATAAAACAAGCTCATGCGGCTGCTATTGAAATGTATATTAACGACCACGTTGGTTTATTGCAAGACGGTACTTATGGTACTATGTATTTTAATGAAACGTTAAACGATTGGTCTAAGTTTGATATAAATAAAAGAACTAAGCACGATGCTGCTATAAGTTCTGGTTTAGCGATAATGGCTTGTAATAGACATTTATATAGACCTAATCCAAACAAACAAAAAACACCATTAAATATACATATATCAAAATATAATAATAAAGGATTTTCATCACAGATAATTAAGAATAAAATATGAGACAAGAACATTCTATACATTTTCCATCACAAGCGGTTAGTGATTTAGAAAAACTAAGTGAAGAGTATGGTTTAAAAGTAGCAAGAGCTATAAGACACGAATGGTTTTCTGGAACTACATCTAAGTACAATAGTCACAAAAATAATTTTCACACATTAAGATTATACGCAAGAGGAGAACAACCTATACAAAAATATAAAAATGAATTATCTATAAATGGTGATTTATCTTATTTAAATTTAGACTGGAAGCCAGTACCTATTATACCTAAGTTTGTTGATATTGTAGTTAATGGCATGGCTCAAAGAAATTATGAAATAAATTGTTTTTCGCAAGACGAATATGGCGTTAGTAAAAGAACAGAATATATGGAGTCTTTGTTAAGTGATATGCGTACTAGAGAGTTTAATGATTTAGCTAAACAGCAATTTGATATAAATCTTTATGAAAACGATCCTGAAAAATTACCTGATTCAGAAGAAGAGTTAGCTTTGCATATGCAATTAGATTATAAGCAAGCTGTTGAATTAGCAGAAGAGCAAGCGTTAAACGTTTTACTAGAAGACAGTAACTATGATTTAGTAAGAAAAAGGTGTTTATATGATTTAACTGTTTTAGGTATAGGAGCAACAAAAACTACATTTGATTTTAGTAATGGAGCTAGAGCTGAATATGTAGACCCAGCTGATTTAGTTTATTCGCATACTGAATCACCATATTTTGAAGATATATATTATATTGGTGAAGTAAAAGAACTACCAATAAATGAATTAGTAAAAGAGTTTCCTGATTTATCTGAGAGTGATATAAAAGATTTAGTAGATAAATACGCATACCCGTTAGACTATGTTACTAATAGAGACAAGAACAAAGTCCAAGTTTTATATTTTAATTATAAAACGCATATGAATGATGTATACAAGCTTAAGTCTACAGCTGCTGGAGGTGAAAAAGTAATACAAAAAGACGATACGTTTAATCCACCTGTAGAAAATATGGACGGTGATTTTAGTAAACTAGAAAGAGTCGTTGAAGTTTTATATGAAGGTGTTTACATTATAGGAGCAGATAAAGTTTTAAAATGGAGAATGTGCCCTAATATGATGCGTTCTGATTCTGATTTTGGTAGAGTTAAAATGAATTACCAAATAGTAGCACCTAGAATGTACGAAGGTAGAATAGAAAGTTTAGTAGGCAGAATAACTAGTTTTGCTGACATGATTCAACTAACTCATTTAAAGTTACAGCAAGTTATGGCTCGTATGGTACCAGATGGTGTTTATATGGATGCTGATGGTTTAGCTGAAATAGATTTAGGTAATGGAACTAATTATAATCCGCAAGAAGCACTAAATATGTTTTTCCAAACTGGTAGTGTTATTGGTAGAAGTTTTACTTCTGAAGGAGATCCTAATCCAGGTAAAGTTCCAATACAACAAATTAATAATGGTGTAAATGGAGGAAAGTTACAAAGTTTAATAGCTACATATAACTACTATTTACAAATGATAAGAGATGTAACTGGATTAAACGAAGCTAGAGACGCTAGTACTCCAGATAGAGACGCTTTAGTTGGTGTGCAAAAGTTAGCAGCTGCAAACTCTAACACGGCAACAAGACATATATTACAATCAATGTTATATTTAACAGCTGAGGTAGCCGAATGTTTATCATTAAGGATATCTGACATAATAGAATATTCACCAACAAAAGAAGCTTTTATAAGAGCGCTAGGAGCGCACAATGTTGCTACGTTAGATGAGATGAAAAATTTACATTTATATGACTTTGGTATATTTATAGAACTTACTCCAGATGAAGAAGAAAAGCAATTATTAGAAAACAATATTCAAGCAGCATTGCAGCAACAATCAATAGATTTAGATGATGCTATTGATTTGCGTAACGTTAGAAATGTAAAACTAGCTAATCAACTATTAAAAGTAAAAAGAAAAACTAAAATGCTTAGAGACCAGCAAATGCAACAGCAAAACATTCAAGCGCAGTCTCAAGCTAATGCTCAAGCTCAACAAGCCGCAGCTCAAGCTGAAATGCAAAAACAACAAGCTAAAACTCAAGCGGAGGCGCAATTAGAGCAAACAAAAAATCAATTAAAAATGCAATACTTACAACAAGAGGTTCAACTTAAAAAAGAGTTAATGCAATTTGAGTTTGATTTAAATACTAAATTAGAAAGTTCTAAACAAGAAACTAACTCTAAGGTAGAGCAAATGAGAGAAGATAGAAAAGACCAAAGAGTTAATATACAAGCTGATCGTCAAAAAGAAATGATTGATCAAAGAAAACAGGGTGATTCACTTAATAAGTTTGAATCATCAGGTAATGATATACTTACAGGGGACGCTAGTATGGAAAGATACGGTCTCTAATTTTTAATATTTTATAAAATTTTATTATGACAGAAGAAAACAAAGAAGTTATTGAAGAGATAACTGAAGAAAATAATGAACAACCTATTGAAGAGGTTATAGAAAATGTTATAGATGAATCTAAGTTTGATAGTGCTGGCGATCCAGATGTTATTAAAATAGATTTAGACGCAAAACCAAAACAAGAAGTTGTTGAAGAGCAAAAAGAAAACGTAGAAGAAAAACAAGAAGAAGTATTAGAAGAAGTAACTGAGCAGCCAGTTATGGAAGAAGTTACTGAGGAAGAGCAAAAGATAGAAGAAGTTGCAGAAGCGGTTGAAGAAGCAGTTGAAGAAGCTGTCGCTACTGGCAAGCCGCTTCCAGAAAATATACAAAAACTTGTTAACTTTATGGATGAAACTGGTGGTGATATACAAGACTATGTAAATTTAAATAGAGATATTTCTAAATTAGATGATTCTGATGTTTTAGATGAATATTATAGAACAACTAAGTCTCATTTATCCGCAGAAGAAAGAAACTTTTTATTAGAAGATACTTATGGTTTTGATGAAGACGCTGAAGATCCAAAAGAAATACGTAAAAAGAAAATAGCCCTCAAAGAGCAAGTTGCCGAGGCTAGAGCCTACTTAGACGGGCAAAAGTCTAAATATTACGAAGAAATTAAAGCTGGGTCAAAGTTGACACCTGAACAACAGGAAGCAATTAATTTCTACAACAAATACAATGAAGACTCTAAAAAACAGGAGGAGTTAAATAAAAAAAGTAAAAGGACTTTTTTAAATAAAACTGATAGTTTCTTTGGACAAAATTTCAAAGGTTTTGAATATAATGTTGGAGACAAAAAGTATCGGTTTAATGTTAAAGATGTAGATAAAGTAAAAACAACCCAAAGTGATATTAATAATTTTATCAACAAGTTTGTTGGTGAAGATAAATCAACTATTGATGACACAGCCGGTTATCATAAATCTTTATATACAGCTATGAACGCAGATGCTATTGCTAAGCACTTTTATGAACAAGGCAAAGCAGATGCAATTAAAAGTCAAGTTGCTAAAGATAAAAATATTAATTTAGAACCTAGAAAAACGCACGGCGAAACTAATGTTGGGGGTGTTAAGTATAGGGTTTTAGGTCAATCTTCTTCTGATATAAAAAATAGGTCTTTTAAAATTAGAAAGAAAAATTAACTTTAAAAATTTATAATTATGGCAATAACTGCAGGAGGTAGTTTAAATAGCGTACCTGCTCCACAAAAGCAAACGCTTAACTCAAACTACATCGATTTTACTGCGTCAGGTACAAACTGGGCGCAACAATACCTGCCTGACTTAATGGAAAAAGAAGCTGAAGTTTTCGGACCGAGAACTATATCAGGTTTCTTATCACAAGTTGGAGCGGAGGAGGCTATGACAGCTGATCAAGTTGTATGGTCTGAACAAGGTAGATTACACTTTTCTTACAAAGGTACTATGGTATTAGCTGGCGGTTTAACTGGTGGTAACGGTGGTAAATTTACTGTTACTACAGATATCGACGGTAATGACGATGGTACAGCTGGTGATGACGAAGGGTTTGTAATGGCTAATCATGGCATTAGAACTAATGATACTGTTATACTTTCTAGTAATAATAAAGTTATAAAAGCTTTAGTTACTGAAGTTAACGGTGCTTCTATAGAAGTTGAACCATTTGATGCTGCTGACTGTACTGGATTATCTACAGATGCTGGCGCAACAACTTGTTTAGTTTACGGATCTGAGTTTAAAAAAGGCGTTAGTTACAATGACTCTCACACTGGTTCTGCTCCGGCAGCAACAGATCAAAGAGGCGCTAACGAACCTGCTTTCAAAACTTTTACAAACAAGCCAATCATTTTAAAAGATTACTACGAAGTATCTGGATCAGACGCTTCAAGAATTGGTTGGGTGGAAGTTTCATCTGAACAAGGTCAAGGTGGTTATTTATGGTACTTAAAAGCTGAATCTGACACAAGAGCTAGATTCAATGATTACTTAGAAATGGCTATGATTGAAGGAATAAAAGGTTCTGGATCTAACGATGCTGATGTATTTTTAGGTGGCGATGGTAGAGCTATTGGAACAGAAGGTTTATTCGCTGCTATTGAAAGTAGAGGTAATTTAACATCAGGTGTAACAGGTGTTAATGCTGCTACTGATTTAGCTGAATTCGATGCTATTTTAGCTGAGTTTGATAAACAAGGTGCTATTGAAGAATACATGATGTTTGTAAATAGAGCTACGTCTCTAGCAATTGATGACATGTTAGCTTCAATGAATTCTTACGGAGCTGGAGGTACTTCTTACGGAGTATTTGACAACGACGAAGACATGGCGTTAAATTTAGGTTTCTCAGGATTCCGAAGAGGTTCTTATGACTTCTACAAATCTGACTTCAGATACTTAAATGATAAAGCTACAAGAGGTGGAATTAATGAAACTGCTGGATCTGAAGCTATTAGAGGAGTTATGATTCCAGCTGGTGTTTCTACTGTTTATGACCAAGTAATGGGTAAAAACATGAAAAGACCATTCTTGCACGTAAGATATAGAGCTTCTGCAACTGACGACCGAAGAATGAAAACTTGGGTTACTGGTTCAGTAGGTGCTGCTACATCTGCTTTAGATGCAATGCAATTACATATGTTATCAGAAAGATGTTTAATCACTCAAGGTGCAAACAACTTTATGTTAATGAAGTAATACTATTTATTTATAAGGGCGGTCTAGCATCGCCCTTATATTTTTATTAATTATATTATATATTATATTATGGCAAAGAAAAAAGTAACAACTAAGGTTGAAGAGCCTGTAGTTGAAGAAACGGTGGTTGTTGAACAACCTAAGGTTGAAGCTCCTAAAATAAAAGCTAAACCAAAAAATACTTGGGAGATAAAAGATAGAGTTTATTACTTAACTAGTAAACAAAAACCTTTATCAAGATCTATAAAGTCTTCAAATATATTTTGGTTTGATGAAGAAAAAGGTTACGAAAGAGAGTTAAAATACTGCGAAAACCAAAGAACAGTTTTTGTTGATGAAATGAAAGGCGATCAAAGATTAGCTCATATTGTTTTTAGAAACGGAGCTTTATTTGTTCCTAAAAATAAAACAGTATTACAAAAACTATTATCAATATACCATCCATTAAACGGATCTATATACTATGAACACAAACCTGTTGAAATAGCAGAGTCACAAATAGACAGATTAGAAATAGAAGCTGATGCGATACTCATGGCTAGACAAATGGATATTGATTTAGCAGAAGCTATTATGAGGGTTGAAAAAGGATCTAAAGTAAATAAATTAAGTTCTAAAGAATTAAAAAGAGATTTATTATTATTTGCTAGAAAAAATCCAGTATTGTTTTTAGAATTAGCTAATGATGACAACGTTCAACTTAGAAACTTTGGTATCAAAGCTGTTGAAGAAGGAATATTAAAACTATCAAGTGATCAAAGATACTTTATGTGGGGATCAACAAGTAGAAAGTTAATGACAGTTCCTTTTGATGAACATCCATATACTGCTTTAGCTCACTGGTTTAAAACTGACGAAGGTATGGAGATATATACTCAAATAGAAAAAAGGTTTAGTTAATATTAATTAACTAATTTAAATAGCCACTCATTACGGGTGGCTATTTTTATTTAGGGGCTAACCTTCCGCTTTATTATGTAACTATATAATAGTAAAATATATAGTAATGGCAATAGATATAAATAGAGTTTATCAAAAAGTTTTAGCTTTAGCAAACAAAGAGCAAAGAGGTTATATAACTCCTCAAGAATTTAATTTATTTGCAGATAGAGCTCAAAACGAAATATACGAAAACTATTTTCAACAACTAAACATGGCTCAAGTAAAACCAAAAAGTCAAGGTTCTCACATTGATCCAGTAGAAGTAATAGAAAGAAAACTAGAACCTTTTAAACTAAAAGCTAGAGTAGGGTTTCATGGATCAGATCACCCAGAATCTTTTAATCATGGTGTGGCTACTCAAGGTTATTCTTCAACGACAGCACCAGCGTCACAGTCTAACTTTTTTTTACCATTTATAACTAATTCTTCTGCTATAGTAAAAATAATAGATCCAGATACAGGAAATTTAATTACAAAAGTTAGCGAAGAAGAGTTAGCTAATTTAAACTCTAACGCTTTAACAAAACCTACTTTAAGAAGACAAGTGTTTACTATTTTTAGTAATAATATAGGTTTAAAAATTGTACCACCTCCACTTCAAGATAAAATTTATGAAGTTATTTATTACAACATTCCATTTGAACCTTTATGGGGTTATGTTGTAGTAAGTGGAAAGGCTTTACACAATGCTGGAACATCACAAAATTTTCAACTATTGCCATCTGAAGAAGAAAATTTAGTTTCAAGAATATTAATAATGGCTGGGATTACATTAAAGCAACCAGACTTGCAACAAGCAGGAGTTGGTAGTATACAACTAAATAAACAAGAACAAAATAATTAATTATGGGATTATTAGACGGGACAACGCAAGCAAGTTACTATAGTTCAGATAATTCTGCTAACTATGGTAATTATCAATTTGTAACATTAGATCATATAATAACCGGCTTTATGGTAGTTTACGTTGGTGAAGGAAAAATTATAAATAAAGTTAATAGGTCTGATGTTCAGTTTCATGCTATGCGTGCTATACAAGAATTATCATACGATGTATTAAGATCTTTTAAATCTCAAGAAATAGAAGTTCCTAATACACTTTCAATGATACTACCTCAAGATTATGTTAACTATATTAAAATAGTTAGAGTAGGTACTGATGGCTTAGAAAGGCCTTTGTATCCAGCTAGAAAAACATCTAGCCCATTTGCAGTATCTCAAATTAGTGATGGTAGTTATGAATTTGCAGATGTTGATTTAGATGCTGTTCCAGATGATTTAGTAGAGCAAACCCCAAGTAATACCTCTGAGTCTTTTGAAAGTCAAACTCCAGTTGACTATCAATTGTACGATATTAATTATTCATCAGATATAGAAATATCAACAGAAGGCCGAAGATATGGATTAGAACCTGAACATGCTCAAATAAATGGTAGTTATTTTATAGATAACTTAAGAGGTTTGATAAAATTTAGCTCTGCTTTAGCTGGCCAAACAATAACTCTACATTACGTAAGCGATGGATTAGGCACAGACGCCGAAATGGTTGTTCATAAGTTTTGTGAAGAAGCTTGTTATAAACATATAGCTTATGCTGTATTATCTACTAAGTCAAATATACCAGAATATATAGTTCAAAGATACAAAAGAGAAAAATTTGCTGAAACTAGAAAAGCAAAGATTAGATTATCAAATATTAAAATAGAAGAATTTACACAAGTACTAAAAGGTATGGGTAAACAAATTAAATAGTTATGCCGGAAATTAAAAATACATTTACAGCCGGTAGAATGAACAAAGATCTTGATGAAAGATTAGTTCCTAACGGCCAATATAGAGACGCTATGAACGTGCAAGTTAGAACTACTGACGGTGACGCTGCTGGTACTGTTCAAAATTTGCAAGGCAATGAGTTAATTGGCTCATCTTATTTAACTCAAGGTTACGATCAAAAAAAGTCTAAAATGGTAGCTAGTGTTGCTGATGAAAAAAATGATGCTTCATACTTTTTTTCAGCTGCTCCTATACCAGATGGTGGCATTGAGGGTATACCTCACACAACAGTAGATTCAGAGGTTATATGGATAGATAGTATAACAGAATTTAAAGCAGCTCCAACTTATGCTTTTACTCCGGTTTTTGTTGATAGGTTTGCTATAACAAGCACAACAGGCCTAACATTTTCTTTATACTCTATGGATGATAATTTTTCTTCTATGTTTGTTCTTGATCGTACTAAATATAGGGTAGGTATGATTTTAACTATTCAAAATATATATGGTAATCACTTAATTTTTGATGCTAATGGATCGCCAGGTGCTGAAATAATTAAAATAGAAGAAAGCTCAGGATTTGGAGATAATCCTGGTACAATATTTTTAAACTCAATTCAAAACATTAATCTTTATAGTGAGTTTCAACAAGGAAATTTAACAAGCGATAGTTGTGTTAAATTCATACACCCAGAAAGAGTTTTAGAATTTAACTACAACAAAAATATAAACTCTATTAATATAATAGACGAATTATTATTTTGGACAGATAATAATAACGAGCCTAAAAAAATAAATATAAAAAGATCAAAAGCTGGTACTATTAATAATAGCACACATACCAAGCTTTACGTAAACAATCCTATAATAGATGAACTAGTAGCAATTAGTGGAGAGTCTCTTTCTCCAGAAGATTTAAATACAGCAGATATAAAAAAAGAACATATCACCGTTATAAGAAAAAAGCCAGTAAACGCTCCACATTTGCATATGAGAAATAGCACTAGAGATTCTATTGTTAATTTTACTTTATTAGCTTATTCTTTTGCTGACGACGAAGGTGCCGTACCCGCTGCTAATCAAAAAAGATTTATAAATATTGGTAATCAAATAGATGGTACTGGTGGTTTTCCTGAAGACATGCAAATACTTATAGGCGACGTGTTTACTTTTACTGATAATACCGTTCAAACTAATCCTATTGTTGTAAGGGCTAGTATTGAAAGTATTTCTAATAATACTATTACTTTAGATATGTTATTTGTTGATCCTGATTTAAGTGACAGTAACACAAGTTGGAACGTAGAGCTAGAGCAAAGACAACCAATATTTGAAAGTAAATTTGGTAGGTTTGCGTATAGATACAAATATGAAGATAATGAATACTCTGCATTTTCACCTTGGTCTGAGTTAGCGTTTTTACCTGGTTCTTTTTCTTATATTCCTAGTAAAGCCTTTAACGAAGGTATGGTTAATAATTTAAGAAGCTTAGTTATAAGAAATTTTATACCTAAAGACTCTATGAGACCTTCTGATGTAAAAGAAGTTGATATATTATGGAAAACTACAGATGATCAAAATGTTTATATTGTAAAAACAATAAAAAGATTTATAGACAAAGAATGGAACACAGAATTTAGTTTAAATAATTTAGATAATACTGGAGTTATAACTATAACGTCAGAGATGATAAATAGAGCTTTGCCTTCAAATCAATTATTAAGAGGTTGGGATAATGTTCCTAAAAAAGCTTTAGCTCAAGAAATAACAGCCAGTAGATTAATTTACGGTAATTATGAGCAAGGTTATAACATAAACGATCCGATTGGTATAAAACAGTCTGTTATATCAGAACAAGTTCCTTTACTTCTTCCTAAAAAATCAGTTAAATCAATAAGAAATTATAGATTTGGTGTTGTATACGGAGATGCGTTTGGTAGAGAAACGCCAGTTATAGCAAATGGTTATATTGATAATTTAGGTCAAAGCGTTAGCGGCGATATTAGCGTTGCAAAATCTTTATCAGCTTTTTCTAATAAGTTTCAACTTCAGCAAAACTGGGAAGATATAGAAGTTGATCCTCCTAAATTTTTAGAATATGCAAAATATTACGTTAAAGAAACATCTAACGAATATTATAACTTAGTAATGGATAGATTTTATGAAGCTAAAGATAATAATGTTTGGCTTTCTTTTCCATCTGCTGATAGAAATAAAATAGACGAAGAAACTTATTTAATATTAAAAAACGAACACGGTTCACAAGTTGCTGTTGATGAAATTGCTAGATTTAAAGTTATAGCAATATCTAATGAAGCTCCAGATTTTATAAAAACATCTAATAGAAAATTTAAAAGAATTTTAATAACAGATCTTGCAGATATATATGGTAACGCTGAAACTGATGATGGCTATACATATGAATTAGGGACCGCGGCGGTAACTAATGGAGCACCTACTAAACTTGCTTTAACAAGATCATTTGATTTACTTGATCTTAGAAGTATTAACACTTTGCCAGATTCTGCTGAAAATTTACGCATGAGATTCGTTGGTAGATACATACCAGGTACTGGTAATACATTTGCTAATTATCAATCATTAAACATAGCACCAGTTGAGGTATTTAGCCCTTTTGTTAATGTAACAGCTATAACTGATATGACTGTTGATGAACAAGGAAATATAAAGCAGCCATGCGAGCTAAATATTGAAAAGTCTTTTACATCAGAAGAAATAAATATGTACCAAAAGATACTTGCTTTAGGTTATGCAGGTGAAATTGATATAAATAAAATAGATGATTCTTCAGACGAAAGTTATATTGAATATAGTATGGAATTAGTTTCTAGAAATGTAGAAAATTTACCAGAATTTGACGGAAGATTTTTTGTAAAAATTGAAAAAACAGATATTCTTAAAAAAAGATTATTAATAGAACAAAACATAAAATATAATGTGCTAAAGACTTTTCAAATATCTTATATATCTAGCGATTTTAAAAATCCAGCTAACGATAACAACGCAAACGCAGCTAATATGGATTTTGAAGACAAAGATCTTTCTGATTACACTGATGCTAATAGTTTTGCTGATTTTAACACAGAGGAAGAAATAAATACTTTTGGTGACGACGCTAATGAAACTAATACTATAAACTTTTGGAACTGGCATCAAAGTAAAGTTGATACAAACGTTAGCTCTGCTATATTTTTAGATAACGCTAAATGTAGACAAGCTTCTCCTAATATAAATTATTCCTATTTTCTTAGTTTTCCTGGGTTAGGTATTGTTGATGATCTAGCAGCTACTGGTGGAAATACAATACAAAATCAAGCTAATGATAGTTTAACTACTATAACTGATTTTGAAACTTCTAGACCGGCTGGATTAACTAGCGTTAATCAAAATTTAAATGACATGCTTGGTCAGCAAATATTTGGAGCGGCGGTTGATGGTAATCAAAGAAATCTTATGTTCTTCTCTTGTAATAACACTGGAGATGCATTAGCGTTTCAAAGTGGTACGCAGTCTGAATTTAGATCTAGGATGCAAACAGGTGGTACATTATTTAGATTTACAGATGATCCTAATCAAGAAGTATATAGAGTAAAACCAGTAGTGCTGCCTGATTATGAGGAATTTGGCTCAGACACTTTCAACGAAACATTTGGTATAAATATTAGTGATGGTGGAAACTCTTTAATAAACGTCACTAACATGATGGGTGCTCATCAAAATTTTGCCACTAACGCCGCTAATAGATTTAGAAAAACTATATTTGTATTTTTTGTTAGAACAAACAAAGAAACAGGAGCAGATATTAATGGTACGGGTGTTGATATAAGCGAGTGGGATCCAAGAGGTACAGTTCAGCACAATGGTATAGGAACTTTTGGAATAGAGTTTATAGAACCTATAGATGACATTGAACTAACTTCAGTAGAAGTAGTTACTAATAACGCTTGTTGGGAAACTGAACCAAAAAAAGACATTGATTTAGATATTTATTATGAAGCAAGTCCTGCTATACCTATGGTATTAAAATCAAGCAACATTGAATCTTATGTTCAAGGCTCTCTTATAGACACTAATGCTAGTATTATTAGAGTTGAAAAAAGAGATCTAATTAACTCAGGTGGCAATGTTGTTAGTTTTGAAAAACCAATTGAGTTTGATGTTCTTAAAATATCTATTTTGACAGGTGACAATGTAATAAACGTATCTAGAAAAAATATTTTAGATGAATTTATTCCTGAAACAACCAATATACTACAAGCACAACCTGGTAGTTTAGATGGGATATTAAATATTAGACATAGTATATATTTAAAATCTTATATTTTTATAGATGATTTAGTTAGCTTTGCCAACAGAAACGGAACAGTAACTAGATCTAAAATATTAGATCATATACAATTGACAAAAGAAGGACAAGCGTTACCTTCTTTTAGAACTCAAATAAAAGGAGCTGGATTTAATTTCACTTTTGAAACTAACGCTAATGGAGAGCAAGGTTTTGCAACAATAAAAACTCTTGCTGATATCTCTGAATTAAAATTAGGCATGGAAGTAAGAGCTGTAAATGGAAGTTTTGTTCAAAGAGGTACTATGGTTATAGCACTACTTACTAATCCAAATCCAGCGATTCCAAGTTTTATTAGTTTAAATAGATCTTTATTAGACACGGGTGAATTTACTTTTGAGTTTATAGAAACAACAGGATCTTTTTCAATTGATAAAAATGTTTGGAAGTATCCAATTCAACTAGGTTGGTTTAATTGTTATTCATTTGGTAATGGTGTAGAGTCTGATAGAATAAGGGATGACTTTAACGCTCCACAAATAGATAATGGTTGTAGAGTATCTTCTACGTTTTTAGAGTACGGTCAAGAAAGAATAACTAATGGATTAATATACTCTGGTTTATATAATTCTACATCAAGCGTTAACAACTTGAATGAATTTAATATGGCAGAAAAAATTACAAAAAATTTAAATAGTACTTATGGTTCTATACAAGCTATGAAAACTAGAGATACAGATGTTGTTGTTTTTACACAAGATAAAGTACTAAAAGTATTAGCAAACAAAGATGCTGTTTTTAACGCAGATGGAAACCCTCAACTTACGGCAACTAATAGAGTTTTAGGACAAGCTATTCCTTTTGCTGGAGATTATGGTATATCAGATAATCCAGAATCTTTAGCTTCTGATCAATATAGATTATATTTTACTGACAAACAAAGGGGCGCTGTATTGAGACTTTCTGCTGATGGCTTAACTCCAATATCAGATGTAGGTATGAAGTCTTATTTTAGAAAAAAATTAAGACTTTGTGATGAAATGTTAGGAACGTTTGATAAGATAAATGGAGAATACAATTTAACAATGAATGTAGCTCAAGTTAACCAAACTGCTACTGAGCAAACTACAACAGTATCATTTAATGAGGCTTCAAAAGGTTGGATAAGCTTTAAGTCATTTATACCTTTAACTGGAGTTTCTTTTGCTGGTAGTTATTTAACCGCTAGTGAAAATAGCGTATACAAGCATTATTCAGATAATGTTGATAGAAATACTTTTTATGGCAATTTTGCGGATTCAGAAATTGAAATGCTTTTTAACGACGTAAGCAACGTAGTTAAATCATTTAAAGCCGTAAGCTATGAAGGTTCTCAATCAAGAATAAATAAATTTACAGGAGATTATGTTGAAGTTGAAGACAACCTTGTTGGATTTGTAAATGACAACGAATTTTACAATTTAGAATCTAAAGACGGTTGGTATGTTGAGTCTTTTAATACAGACTTGCAAGAAGGCTCTATTCCTGAATTTATAGAAAAAGAAGGAAAGTGGTATAATAAAATAAATGGTATTGAAACTTCTTTAGCTAATATAGATCCTAGTGAATTATCTGTTCAAGGTATTGGCTTTCCAATAGAAAACGCAACTCCAGATGATAATCTTGATGATATTACTATTAATATAAGTGACATTGGTGATACACCTTAAATAAAATAACATGGCAAATAATTACACAGTATCAACATTTACAACAGTAGAAACATTAAATGACTCTATAGCAAACGCTAACATGGTTACTTTTGCTGATATGGAAATATCTCCTAATCAAGGATTTGTTATACAAGCATCAGATTTTTCACACGGTACTTTACCTAGCTCAATAGCTAGTATTACTTTTACTGACAATACTGTTGCTAATGGATATAATAACACCGTTAAAGCTAGAGCAACATTTGCTAGTGATTTTGTTTTAGACACCGCTAATGGTGTTTCATTAGCAGATAATAGTATTGATATTCAAGTAGATATAGACGGTACTGCTACTCCAATATTAAGTGATGATGATACAATTAGCGATGACGTAGTAATTGACATTGTTAATCCAGCTGATTATACTGAAAGCGTATGGAGTAGCGTTATAACATCGCTTTCACAAGATGATTGGCCTCCAAGCGTAACAAACTTAAATGCTAACGCTTTGCCTTTATTTACACCTGAAACTGGTTTTACAATGGAGTCAATTGGTTACGAAAACTCTATTATAAATACAACTTTAACAGGATCATTAGCTAGAAACGTAGCAAAAAAAGTAGCAACTTTGAGTATAGAAGCAGAATACGGTTATTATTTTTTAAGAAAACCTTATTTAGAATATACTAATATGCGAAGGCAAAACTTTATGTTAGCACAAACTAGTGTAACTAGAGATTCTAATAATTTTGCTACAGCTTACATTTTTGATATAATAGTTAAAACGAATGGACCTATTAAATCTAGTTCTGGCTCTAGAGTAAATTTAATTTATAATACAGGATTAATTCCTGTTGTAAACAAAAAAATAATATCTAATATTATATTTAATAATAATAATATAGCAAGCACTGGTGACAATAGATTTATAAAAATACTAGCAACTCCTGATTCAGAGTTTGATTTAACTATAACAAATGATAGAGATAATACATCTATACTTGACTCTAGTTTAGTTAATACTTCAATTTTAGATCCTATTATTGGGGAAGTTGATGCTGTTAATGTTAAAATAGAAAAAAAATTAGATGTTAAAAAAAGTAATGAATTTAATATTTCTCAAAATTTTCCAGCACACACTAACGTTTTAACTACAGCTGTTAACATGGCAGGAAATTTAAATGGCACTAAAGCTATATTTCATAGTTTACTTGGGGTTAGAGTTGGTGACCAATTAATAATGAGTGAAATAACTGGAGGAACAATAGTTAAGGTTACAGAATTAAACCCAGACGGTGACAATGAAAATGAATGTACTTTATCTTCAACTGTTACAGCTAATGATAATGCGGCTGTATCTTTTAAAAGAATAGAAAAGTATTTTTTAAATATATTTCCTAAAAATGGAACTGTATTATCATCTGCTATATCTAGTGAAACGCCAACAATTACTTTTACGCAACCAACAAATCCTGTTCTTACATTAAAAGCTACTACAGCTAACGTTTTATTAACAGCTCCTTCTAATATAACTTATACAGGTAGAGCTAACAAAACACCATTTGAGTTAAAACATCTAAGCACGGTGTCTGAGTTATTTGAAATTGATTACACGATAACTAATTCAGCTAGTAGAGCGGTAGATCAACATGGTAGCGCTTTTCCAACTTGGTCTAGCACAGATTCTACAAAATCTAGTTGGACAAATTCTGTGTATAACGATAATGGAGGCATGCATATAGAAATATATAATATAAGAACAACTTATGGCACTCCTAGCGCTACGTTAAAAGCTAACGTTAGAATTAATAGGTTTGGAGACTCTGACGTAACAATGGTACTGAACTTAGATGAATTTTTTACAGCAACTTAAAAAAATAAATTATGCCAACAATAGATATAAAATTTCAAAGACCGGTAGGCCTCTTACCAGGTGTAACTAATAGTGGCGCTTTTGCTAATACGGAAACTGTCACGCAAATCGAAGCATTTGATTCGGAAACTGGACAGCTAACAACTCAGCCTTTAGTTGATTCAGGAATACTTATTCCAGAAGAAAATAGAATAAATAAACTACTTCCAATTCCCTCTTTGCAAGTTGGTGATATAGCTTTTTACGTAACGCCTTCCGCTGTTGAACCAAACCAAGCTGTAAATCCAAATTTACCTTTATACTCACAACCTGGCAACATTGGGTATGTTTTAAGAAGTGCTAATCAAGAAGATATCGTTACGATCGGTAAAATAACTGACGTATCTTATAGTACTCTTTCTCTTACTGCTACTTTAGAGTGTGATATATCTGCAGATACACCAGCTCCTACTACTACTGACTTTGTATTTTTTGCTAAAGATAATACTGTAAATTCATCTTCTTTATTAGGATATTTTGGTTCGGTTAAATTTAAAAATAACTCAAAGAAAAAAGCAGAGTTGTTTTCTGTAGCATGCGAGATATCACCTAGTAGTAAATAGTGCGCAAAAAATGTAACTATAGTAAAGTAATAAATTAATATAAAAATTATGATTTTTAATCCATTAACAGTAGTATCTGGCGTTTCACAAATATTTGGTGGGTTTGCTATGGCACAAGCGGCCAAAACTGAGCGTGATAGACAGCGTGGTATAGAAGACAAAGCTAGAGAAGAAAGAGATAAAATGAGAAATATATATAAAAATCTAGATACTAGTAATCCATACGAAAACATGGAAAACGTAATGGAAGATTTAACTATAAATCAACAACAAGCTGAATTTGAAAGACAGACTTTTGCTCAGAGTCAATCTAATATTTTACAATCATTACAAGGCTCTGCTGGCGGAAGTGGTATAGCAGCATTAGCTCAGTCATTAGCTCAACAGGGACAGATAGCAGCACAAAGATCTGCTGCTAGCATAGGCCAACAAGAAACAGCTAATATTCAAGCTGAAAGAGGCATGGCAGCACAATTACAACAATTAGAAAGACAAGGTAGAAGAGAAACTCAACAAATGAATATGCAAAAATTTGGTACATTACAACAGATGAGTCAACAAGAAATGATGCAAGCCGGCGCCGCTGCTAGTCAAGCGGAGCAACAAAGAATGTCAGCTTTAGGTAGTGCTATAGGTGGTATTGGAACAACTATTTCTGGTTTTGCTGGCTCTAGTAAAGAAGACTCAAAAGGTTATGAAGATTACATTACATTTCAACCATTTGGAGCTAATGATTCAAGATTTAGACAAGGCGTAAAAGGACTTATACAGCGACCACTTGGGCCTCCAGGTTCAGGAGTTAGAACCTTTTTTAAAGATCTATTCCAATAAAATTTAAAATATGATAAATAAAGAATATGAAAAAGCAATGCAAGAACATATTAATAGGGTTGATCCTATAAGCATTACTAAAGAGCAAAGATATCAAGCTTTATATCCATTACAACAGGCTTATAAAGAAGCTACAACGCCTAAAGAAAAAGAATTAATACTTAGCGAAGGGCTTGGGGGTTTAACTAAATTTTTCACTGATATAGAAGAATTAAGAGATAAAATATCTGAGACATCTGACGAGATTAAATTTGGTAACTACGCTAGTAAACCTAGCAATATGTTAAAGACTAATTACGGTCAAATGACTAAAAAGTTAGGCCAAGTAAACATTGGTGGAGTTACTCATTTTGAAGTTGATCCAGAAGATACAGTGATGTTAGATCAAGTTAATTTAGTAGAAAATAAATATATATCTGCTTTTGATTATAAAAAAATATTAAAAGAAAAAGAAAAAGATAATAATTCTATGCGAGCCTTGCGAGATACTATTGCAACAATAAACGAAGCCGGTAGTTTTAATAGAGAGGCAATATTTAATAATATAAAGAATAATATAATATCAACAGGAAACTTAGAGTCATTAATTAATGATAATATATTTGGCAAAAGAAATTTTAAAAATGATTTTATAAATTCTTTAATGGAAGCTAGCTATGAAGACTTAGGAATATCTATAACAGAAGAAGATATAAATAAGCTTGATCCTACTGATGATGGCAAGATATCATTACAAGACGCTATAATAATATTTGGTAAATTAACTGAAGATGAAAACCAAGCTATAGATTATGTAGCTGAATACTTTACTAAATTTGCAGAGCAAAATAGAACTAAACCAAACTTACAAGACCAAGAAGAAACCGGATATGACCCTTACGAATTTGCGTAAAACAATTTATTAACGGGTAACTAACGAAACAGTTTATGAAAAATTTAAAATTTGAAATACTAGTGGATGGCACGCCAAGAGTAGCATATGTACGTCCAGAAAATAAAAGTAAATTTTTAGAAAAATATCAAAACAACTCTCCAAGAGAGGTTATTAACGCAGAAGAATTAGATTATGAAATTAAATTTGAAAAAGTTAATGGCCTGGGAAAGTCTCAAGGGACGAATCTGTCCCAAAGCAATCAACAACAAAATACGGAATTACTATCGGTAGATACTTCTTCGGAGTCACAAGAAGTAGTTAATTTAAAAAACGTTTTAAAATCTACAACTAAGTTTGGATATAAACCTTTTGATAACGAAACTTTTGACTATAACGAGCAATATGGAATTGATGAAGAAACAGATGTAATTCAAGAAGGTTCTGATGATACTGGCTTATCTGAAGAGCAAAAAAATGAAAAAAGACTTGAAATAAAAGAGCTTGAGCAAAACAAAGAAAAATACGAAACTTATTTTAATAAATATAATAAAACAGAAGATGGTCGTACTATGACACCTCAAGAATTTTTTAAGTCAATAGATTACAAAATTGAAGCTGAAGGTAAGACATTATTTGGAATTGACGTTGAAAGGTATTTGTTAAATAATATGGGAGAAAAGCGTTGGGTTAGAAAAAATGCAGACAAGCTAGGAGGAAAAGAGCAGGCTCAAACAAAATGGAATGAAATAACTTTTTTAATTGAAACTTTAAAAACAGGTTTAAAATATGATGATGACCTAAAAAATCAAATTACTAATAATCCTGCTTCTTATTTTGATTATAAAATTAGCGACTTAGAAATTCAATTAATGAACACTTTAAATGAAGTAACATTAAAAGAATCAAAAGACAATCTTATAGAATTACCTAAAGATCCTCGTAAAAAAAATGTTGATATTACATTTGATGTTGTAAACAAATTTAATGAAGAAAAAATATCAGACGCTTTTGAAGGTTATTTAACTAACAATGTAAACGCTGAGCACGATAAACTTTTACAAGAGCTTCAAAAACAAGCTGAAAGCTTTTTTGATTCTTCTAAAGTTCTTAAAAATTTTAAAGCAAGGCAAATTAAAATAGCTAATTACGAATTTAGAAAAGAAAAAAGAGAGCTTGAAAAAATATTAGAAGAAAAAATATCTCCATTTAGAGATAAAATTATACAAGAGTTAAAAGAAAAATATCCTAACGGGCATTGTGATCCTGAAGGCAAAGGATTTAATTTATACGATGAAGACTGTTATACTGATAAAGAACTAGATGAAGCTACTGAAAAACTTGTTGAAGAACAAAAAAGATTAATACCTTTAATTCCAGGATACGAAGAGCTTTTAGGAAAAATAACTGAGCGTCAAAATGAACTTTTAGAAAAAAATTCAGCTTTTAAAAAATTTAAACTTGATCAAGTTAAAAAGCATGATAAATTTATAGCTGATAAATTTAAAGAGTTTTTTTCAGATAGTAGTAATTACGCACCTGAGCACTGGACAGAAAATGATTTATTAGCAATAAGACAAGATATAATAGATAAAAAATTAGAACCAAACGATAAAATAAATCACTTACAAGCTTATTTAGAATCTTATTTAAATACAAATGAAGTTTTAACAGAAGAAGATAAGCCTAACGCTATTATGGAGTATTGGTCTTACATGTATGATTTTTTTGGAGAATATACATACACTGAAGAAGTAACATTTGAGTCTGGGCTTGATAGATTTGGGGATATATTTTATGATACTAAAGAAGTTGTAAAAAAAGGAGCTAGTCAATTTTTTAATGAAGTAACTGCTCAAGGTATGTTAAATTTAGCCGATGAAGCTTTAAAAAGAAACGAAAGCTCTATTATTACTAATTTTTTTGCTATTACTGATGAACAAAGAGAACAACTTCCTTTGTCTGCTATAACTGGCGATCGTGTTTTAAATGCTGCTACTTTTAATGAAGAAACTAAAACTATAAATGCTAATGGTGAGCTTCATTGGGACGGTGAAAAATGGGTTTGGAGATTAACTGGTCAAGAATATGTAAATGCTAAAACTTATGAAATAAAAGAATACACTCCAGAATTACAAAGAATAAGAGATCTTATTTTTGACGAAATGGAAGATAATAAAGTTTTAACTGAAGAACAAATAGAAATTTTAGAAAATGGTGGCGAAGTAGTAATTGATGATATAAAAAGTATTAGAAATTTAAATATAGCTGGAAACAAAAAAACAATAAAAAAAGCTGATAAAGTAGTAATTAGTAAAGAAACTATAGATTCAAACGTAGCTAGAATATACAAACAAGAAAATGAAAAATTATACCAACAGTCACGTAAGTACGCACTTCGTGTTTTAGATAATCCTGAAATTCTTGCTGACTTAGGATTTGGAGCTGGTCTTACTAGTAGAAATTTACCTGAATATCTTCCTTTTATTTCAGGTCTTATTGATATGCGTAAATCAAAAACAATAAAGCACTTAACAGATAAAATAGCATTAAAAGGAAAAGAAAGCTTAACAGGAGGCGAAAAGTTGCTATTAATGGCTTATTCTCTTAAAGGTCAGTCTGACGATTATGTTCAAAAAAATGCTTCAATATCTTATAAAGCAGGATTAAGCACGGCCCAATCACTACCTTTTCTTGGTGAATTTATAATTGGTAGCCCTGTATTTAATGCAGTTAAAAAAGGATTATCTATAA